TATCACGGAAGATACGAATAGCTACACCATTAGCTGGTGCTGTAGTGAATGACAGCGTTGTAGCGTTAGCAAATGTAAATGCAGTTGTAGCAGCTGTGTCAAGTGTTACCTTAACATCAGCTTGTTTTAAATATTCAAATGTAAATGAATAGTTCGTTGTAGAACCATTCCCTGTATATGTAGTTTGTGTTGTTGCCATTAGTAACGATTCGTTGGGATAATTCCTAGTTCGGCATTTCTATCATTCATTTTCTTAAGATTAATACGTTGTTGAATAGCATCTTGCATTTCAAAATCAAGTTCTGCAAATGCTAACTCTTCAGCTTGTTTCTGAGCATCTTTCAGTAAGATATGAATCTGATCATACCTACCAATTGGTAACTCTTTAGAACCAATAAAATTAGGAAAACGTCTTGCTTCTTTTAATTCTTTTATTGTATTACGAACATCTGCAATCTTACTAATCCTATTAATTTCTTGTCTAAAGAAACCACGTTTACCCATCTTAGCGTTTAACTCTGCACGTTCTTCAGCTAGAAGTTCAACACCATTACGTGTTTGAAATGCAGATGATACATCATATTCAATGTCATATAAGAATTGTTCTTCTTTAGACATTGCAGGGTGTACTTTAAGTGGAGAATAAGTATTATAGATACGTTGTAACATATTATATTTATTAGGTGCTTCACCACTAATAGGACTAATAACAGTAGGTAACCTATTAGTTTCATCAATTAAACCCAGTATCTGGTTACGATTAGCTAGTTGCTCAATAATATTATTATTTACTTCTTTATAACCACCATCCAGAATACGACCAAATTCATTACGCATACCAGCAAGTGGTCCAAGTGAGTTAATTTGACCAGCTACAAAACGATTAGCTGCAAATTCATTACCACTTAAAACTTCTACAAGAGGACGTAATGCAGAGATACCAGCTTGATCTGTTAGTGCTGATGCAAGGATAAAAGCAGACTTTTCAAAGAAATGTTCAGTAGCAGCTTCACCTAACATGTCGAAGTTATCAGCAATGTTAGCAACCATTGCAACCCAATTACTTAAACCAGGACCAAGTAGTTCATTATACTCAAACCTAGTACCATCAGGACCAACAACAGAACGTGTTTTAAATCCACTGTTTTTCTGACGTGCACGATTTAGTTGACGATCAACTGAACCATCACCTGTTGTACTAAATAAACCATCACCAAATATCTTGTCCTTCAATACACTACCAACAACCATTGTAGTAACAAAACTACCAATACCTTTTCTACCAAGAGTTTTATTTTTGAGATCAACAATAGTATTTAATTTAGCAGTCTCATCCATCTGATTAATTTTATGACCACGCTTAAGTAGAATTTTATCTACTAACTCAGGTGATTCCATAAAAGTCTGTACAGGTGTATATGCTAAATCATTAACATCTGCTTGAAATGAACGTAAGGGTGCAGGTAAATAGTCATCAGCTACTCTTACCATATTCATCATCGTTGTTGGAAACGTAAGGAATGGTGTAAGACCAGGTAATGTTCTAAGTAAACCATTTACTTGTTCTGTTAAACCTGTATCTAAGTTAAGAGCAATATCAGCATTGTTATACTTAACAGCCTGATCTACAATAATACCGTTTTTATCAAACATACTATTGTATTCAGTTTCAGCTAGTTCTTTAATTTTAGTTGGTGTTGCACCTTCGCCTAAACGATCAAGCTCATCCATTGCACGGAAACGTGCTTGTGCATTAGCTAATGTAGCACCAGTCCAACCATCAAAACCTGTAAACAAATTAGGTGTTAACCTAAATACAGGGTCAGCTGCCATTGCTTGTTGATCTTCAAATAGTTTAACTAAGTATTTAAAACCATGGTTACCACGCATGGATTCTTCTTCAGCAATAAAACGATATTGGTTTAGTTTTTCTTCTTGTTTAATAACAAGATCAAGACGTGTTTGACCTTTTACAGAGTTAGGGTTTTGGGATGCTTTAGTAAATAACTTACCAGCATATGGTAATGCTTTTTTTTGTGTATCAAAGAGCGCACTGTAAGCCATCCAACCACGTTGCATTGACTTAAGATCACCACGCATCATTGAACCAGCAAAATAAGCAACAGGTTCAGCAACCAAACCACTTAGGTTACCATACAATGCTTTAGCTGCAGTTGCAGGAGCAGACAATAGTGAGTTATAGTAATTACCCCTTACAGCTTGTGCAAGGATATTAGGTGATTCTGGTGTACCATCATAGATAGGACGCCACCTAACAAAAGTATTTAGAATATCGTCATTCATTTTAGCAATAGTATTAATCTTACCATCACTAAGTTCATATAGTTCAAGGAATGAATCTAAGATCTCAGGGCGATTAGCTTGTAAATACTCCCAGCTTTCAGTAAACTTTTCACTATCTGACTGAATACTCCTCAAAGCTTGAGGATAAGATTCACTAATTGATTGTGAAATCTGTTCAGGTGATTTACCAAAGTTTTTAATACGCTCACCAAGAGCTAATAAACCACGCTTTTTAGTTGCATAGTATTTAGTAGAACCTACAAGTTGTTGTAAGAAAGCAAGATTATCACGAATCTTTTCTTTAGCAGTATCAACAGCAATAGAACCTCTATTAATACGAACACCTTCAGACAAGTCAGCAATCTGTCCTGCCATAGATGTAGCAGTATAAGCTTGTGCTCTAGCTATATCCATATCAGTATAATCACTGACCATATTACTAATAGAACGTAGTGCTCCACTGTAACCTTCTTCAGTTAATACATCAACGCCAAATTCATTAGTTTTGATTGCAGGACCAAGTAAACGTTTAATGTCATCTACACTAGCAGAAGGATCAAACAGTTCTACAACTAGATTATCACCTTGTGCTATAACTTCATCAAAACTAATAGCCCAATCAGCTGCATCCATCCTATAACGGTCTGCATCTTTAAGTTGTTTAGCAAGACCTACAGTAATCTCTTCTACACCACCAGGTGTTTCAAGACCATACTTAAGAGCAGGTTCACTGATGAAGTTACCTAGACGACCATACACTGTATCTTTATTAGCAGCAATACGTGCTGCATCAATACTAGCACCAACGATACCAAAGTCATCTACTGTTCGCATACCTGTTTCTCTGAAGTCATACAAATCATGTACACCCTTCATAGGAATGTTAGTATCAGAATTCTTAGACATATTATAATATCCAAGTTCATCTAGATCAGCTTCTTGTTTAGCAACATATTGTGTTAGTGCTTCTTCAGCATCTGCACTCTTAGGAGCAGGTGCATTATCTGCTAGGTACTTAACAGCTTGTTCAGACTCACCTACAATTACAGGTGGAGTCTTATATAGGTTACCAACTTCATCAATAGCTGAACCAAATCGCTTAGCAAAACCTACAAAGGGAATAAGAAAACCTAATGCTAGATCTTCATTAATACTCTTTTGACGTTTTACATCAGGACTGTCATCATCGAGTGTCGCCCAACTATCAGGAATAAAATCCCATTGAGGTGGTAGTGACTTCTTTACCATTCCAGAAAGGTTATCACCTTCTTCGTATGGTTCAGCGACAGAACCAACAGCTAACGCTGAGGCAGCTTCTACGCCCCTAGCGCCAATAAACTTCATGAAGGCTGTCTCACCTAGCTTAGAGCCAACCCTAGCTTGTGCAGCCTGTCCTGCTGCCATACCTTTACCCTGCAAGATAGCAGTAGGTAATACAACAGCAGAAATATCTCTTGTTACTTGTGCTACTTGATCTTCATATTTAGTAGCAGTAGGGATTTGTAAGTTATCTGGTAGCATCATGTTTACTGCATTTGTAACAGTATCAATAATACCTTGACCAGGTGCACTTAAACGTTCTTTAACTTGTGTATTAGTTTCATCAAGGGGTTGACCAAAGTAACTAAGACGTTGACCAAGCCCCTCAAAGTAACCACCTTCTTCTTCTTGTGTGTCCCCACCCGTAGGTTGAGGTTCTGGTTGCATTGGTGCAGGTTGCACTGCCGTAGCAGGTTGTACTTGTTCAACAGGTTCAGCTTTCTGCTCTTCTCGGGCAGCTAGCCTTTGTTGAATTTCTTCAATCTGTTCATTAGAAAGCTCGCGTTCAAGCTCTTCATCTTCAAGTACATAACCCTCACCTAAATTTGCATTTGCTGCAGGATCATTCATTTGTATGTTTTGTAATAATTAAAAGCCAAGGTTTGGTATAAAGGTTCGATTAAGCTGTCTACGTCCAGGTAAATGTTGTGAAGCTGGTCTTTCATAATATTCTAAAAAATAATCAGCAGCTTCTTCAGGACTATTAAAATTCATGTTAAGAAATTGAGGACCTATGTCGTCCTGCAATGCATGTTGAATTTGACCTTTCCAATTTGACTGCCAATCAGGAACTGCTTGTTCCATTTTACGATAACGATCATCATACATTTGGAATAAACCTCCAGACATACCATTATCTCCCCTTACACCTGTTTCAAAATTAGATTCACCTTTAATATTAGCCAGAATACCTTTAGCATGTATATCTGAAACACCTAACGACCGCATGTAATCATATGCTTGCTGAGGCGTTGGATTACCACCACCCATACTAGACCGCCGTTGACCAATTACAGTACGATCTTGTTGAGCGGCACCACGAATTGATTGTGTCTTATTGTTATGCTTATTAAAAATAAGGTTTGATATATCAGGAGCTTTAATCTGTTCAAAAACAGAATTTTTAATAAGTGGTTTGTTTTCACCAGTTGCAGCATTGTTTGCCATCCTTTGTCTATTGAATACTTCAACAAATGAAAAACCATACTTAAGTGCAAACTCACGGATACCAGCACTAAACTCAGGTACCTGTCCAGGTATTGTAGAACTTTTAAATGTTTCATCCATACCTTGTGGCGTATCTAAAATAAATGGAAGGTCTACAGTTCCTGTCCCATCCGACAACATTTTTTTCTGTGCCAAATCGAACATTTCAGCATCTTCTTTATCAGGCTTTTCAATACCAGGAAGAGATATTCGACCATTCTCTACTTTTTTATAATATTTACCTTTTGGATTTTCTCTATCTACAGCTACTTGCTTTTTAACCTCTTCCCATGCAGCTAATGGATTTTCAAAACCAGCACTTTGTTTTGTTTTTAAAAAATCACGTTTTAATTGAGCATGTACTAAAAGAGTTTGAACACTATTCTTGCCATCACCAACAATTCCTGTTATGTCTCTTGCTGTGGCAATCAAGCCCTCAGTAATAGCTTTTTCACTCTCTCCATAAATTGAACCCTGTTGACCAGTATAAAGTTCTGAAGCAGCTTTACGGTTCATATAAGATGAATTGTTAACATCAGCCTTTGAAAGCGTACCTTTTTTAGCTTTTATTTCTAATGCTTCAAGTTCATCTTCATTTGCTTTTAACTGAGCAGATTCAATCGCAACAAGTACAGGAAGAAGAGTACCATCTCCTTGTTCTATCATTAGCTGCCTTACCTCCTTCATTGCTTGAGGAGTGTTTTTTGCATAACCTTCAATAATATTATCTATATTATTATTAACGCTTTGTATAAGATTAACTTTACGTTGACGTTGTGCATCAGATACTTTTTTATTTTGGTTAGCAATCCATGTAGCTTTATCAGCATTAAATCTGTTTGCCGATCTTTTTCTATAAAGTTCTTTATTATCAGTAGGAACATTACCAATTGCTTCAATTTCTTCTAGACTGTTAGCATTTATTACTAAATTTGTCATCCATTCTTGAGTGGCTGCATAACCTACAAGCTTGGTCATTTTTTGTTTAGAAACAGTAATTTGGGCTGTAGTACCCCCCTTTGCAAATTCAGTATAACGATCAATACTATAATCTTTTACATCTTGTTCTTTGTTTCTGGTAGCATTAGAAATGTTAACATCATTTTCTTCATTAAGATCTATAATAGTATCAGCAAAATAATGTTTGTTAGTAATGCCCAGCTTGCGCCGCATAAGAGTTCTAACGTCACTTATTGCTTTATTATAAAGGGCTGTTGCTACAGCTGGATCTCTATCAGCACCTAAAAATTTACCTGATTCTAGTAGTTGATTCTTACGCTCATAAAAATTTGCTTTAAAAACTTTTTGATCAAATTTTTGTTGTTGAGCTGTATTAAAACCTTTTTCAGCAACTTGGTTTATATTTGTTACATATTTTGGTTCACTAGATTCTACAGCATCTTTGGCAATTTTAGTGGTAAATTGTAATGAACCTTCTATATTAGTATTACTTGCAGCAGTAAAATTTGTATATTCGTCATCACCATAAAGGTCATCCTTAGTAATTGGTGTTAAGTCAACTTCTTTTAAATCTTCTTCTAACTTAGCAGCTTTACGTTTAAGATCCAGTTTCATTGCAGATTCACTGAAATCAACAATACTACTTACAATAGTTTCAGTAGCTTGTTGATCATACTGAGCTTGTTGGCTATCTCGTGCTGCAATTTGATTAAGAGATGTCTGTTCACGTCGTAAATTATCTACTTCAATCTGTCTATTTTCTCTAAATCTTCGTTGTGTATATTCATCATTTTCCCTCATTGCTTGAAGGTTAGTTTCACGCTGTTTCATTTCAGCAGCATGATTTTCCTGTAATCCTTTCAACACTGCAGCGTCACGCTTCTCCATTTCAGACAAGCTAGCTTTAGATAATTGAATTGGGTCAAACCCTTTTGATTTTGTAGCTGATTTAAATTGAAGACGTGCCATAAGTTATTAAGAACCAAAAAATTTTCCTGTGCTAGGGTTAGTTGCACCCATTAATGAACCTGCTGCACTACCAATACCACTAATAAGTGGTGCAAATACACTTTGCTGTGCAGGAGATGGTACAAAACCAGGCATTGCTTTCATTGATTTAATAAACTCTCGTTCTGGTGGTTTCTCAGGTTTAGGATCATAACCACCAAATTCAGGTTCAAGCATCATAGATGCAAAAGTATTTAGGTCAGCATACTTTCTTTGTTGAATAAGTTCATCAATGTTACGTTCAGTTTGATCGATAAAACTCTTCATATTAGAATTCATAATTCGACCATTGTACTCAGCTTCACCTTCTGCAGCTTCAATAGTATTAATGATCTTTTCTAAATTAAGACCGACACCAGTAATAGCTAGACTTGTTTCAGCATTTAACTCTGCTAACTGAATACCAGCTTGTTTACGTTTACCAGTTAACTCAGCTTCTAATCCTATAAGAGCACGTTGTAACGTAGCAGCTGATGATTGTTTTGCTTTTTGTCGTGTTCCACCAGCTTGACCTACAGCAGCTTTACCTTCTGCTATCAAACCTTCAACTAAAGTAGCTTGTTTTTGAAGAGAACCAGCAGTCATCAAAGAATCAATTTGATTTGTAATAGCTGCTGTTCTTAGATTTCTGTTACTTCTAATACCAAGTAGTTTAGTATCTTGTTCCCTAATAGCAAAAGCTTGCTCAGTATAGGCATCTTTTAATGCAGATAAACCGCTTTCTGCTTGATACTGATTTTGAAGAAACATGTCTTCAAGTGAAGAAAACTGTGAGTCTAAAGCTTGATTTGCTGCTACTTGATTTAAAGCAAATTGACCTGCAGCAATTTGATTACTTTTTTCAAATTGTCTTAGCTGTTGTGCATATGCAAAGTCTTTAAGTTCTTTACCACGTTCCCAATTTTTAATTGAGGTGTCGTAGCTATAATCACGCATTGCATGATAGTTAGCTTGTTCAGCTGCATCACGCTTTTCATTAAATTCGTTAGTCTTTTTAGCTACTTTTTTGTTAAATTTTCTTTGCTTCTTGGCATTCTTTCTAGCCTTAGCATTATTTTTGGATGCTTGACTAGCACCCATAATGCCACCGCCAATTGAAGCTGCAGCACTGATGCCAGCCAGTGCAATTGCTGGAGCAAGACTCATCTCTAAACCAGAGACGGCTAGCTGTTCATCTAGAAGATGACTACCTTTTGGATTAAACATATTTAAGCCCTCTTATAGAAACGTGGAGAATAGTTACCTTCCCACGTCATTGACACCAACGACACAGGGTATGGAAAATTACTTGTCACTTTTAATTCAAAATTAGTGTTACGTTGGTGGATTGGTACAGTAAAAAAGCGTTCAGATGTAATAGGACTGCTATCTGCTACATAAGTATTAGCGTCTGTTACATATTCTACAT